GAACGTGTGTGCCTTTGCATCCTGCCTAGAACACCCTATTATAGATGCAGTGTAGCTATGAACGTCTGTTCCCTTGACGACATCATCATATGCTTGTGGATCTTTTGATAAAAATCCTGCTACTCTGAACTCCAACTGAGAGTAATCACCCTCAAGTATGTAACCACCCTCAAACCTACTTTCTACTATCTTACGTATAGCAAAGGTAGAACCACGTGGCATGTTTTGAAAGTTAGGATTACGACTAGATAGTCTACCTGTAGCAGTAACACATTGCATGAACTCAGGATGTACAAAGTTATCATCATCCACGTTATTTTTCATGCCTTCAACAAAGGTAGATAGATAAGTACGAATAGCATTGTATCTAGAATAGGCTACACAGAACTCACGTGCTTCACCACTTAAGTCTGTCGATCTATCCTCAAGAGTTACCTTATCTGTCTTGAACCCTGCAGATGCTACATCTTTTGGATTACGAGGTACGATCTTAAATCCTGCTACCTCATTAGTATTTTTGTACACAACACCTTTACCTTTGCATGGTTTGCATATCCGTAATGCTTTACTTGGCTCACCATTTTTATTGACAAGTCTAACACGACCTTGACCTAAGCAATCTGTACATGATTGACCTATAGTTTTGTACACGATCTCTGTCATGTTACGCACATTACGAATGAAATCATTCTTTCTCATACGAGTACGTAGCTTTGGTTTGATTGTGTTACCTCTCATCTCATGCCCTAGATTAAATGTCATTGACCACAAAGGTTTATCTTTCACCTTACGTGAGTACAACAGAACACTACGATCATCAGGACTAGATAGATTGATTGGTGTGTCTCCCATAGCTTCTTTAGCCATAGTTTGTAGTTTGTTTTCTAGATAGGATAGTTCCTCATTGTATTCTTTCTCTATCTTATCTAAGGTATCTAAGTTTATTTTAAGTCCATTCATCTCAATCCGAGTAAGGACTTTTGTCATTTCAAGCGAAAGCTTTAGTGTCGGTACTAATGTCATTAAATAGTTCTCCAAATGTTGTGCCAAAGGCTTCAAGTTGTTTTAGTGCCACTTGTTCTGTAGCGATTACGTCTGCTATACCATACTCTTCTACAATCTCATAAGGTATATCATAAAATGTTTTACCATCTTTTAGATAAGGTGCAACCAAATCTTTTTCTTTTTGTGTAACACCATATCGTTTTGCAAGAGATTCAAGACTAAGTGACCACCTCTTTGCTTTAGCTAGGATGTATTCAGCTACCATCGTGTCGTAGACATGACCATTGTAGGTAAAGCCACAGGCTCTTATCCACGTCAAATCAAACTTTAAGTTTTGTCCTACAAGCACATCAGCCTTATTCAAGTCATCTTGTATTCGATTTACGGTATTTGAATCATACCAAGTCTCTTTATCTTTGTGATAGAAGAAATCGTAGTTTATCTTATCATCTCCTAGCCATTTATAACCAATGGACACAAGCCTATTACCAAAATAAGGCAGGGCAGTAGTGCCACCTGACTCCTTTGCTTTATGTGTTGTCTCCACATCTAACGTCAATACATTCATTTCTTTCTCCCATTTATAGTATGTATCATATGACAGTTTGCACAAAGCACTCTACACTTTCTAACCTCTGTCATTAATGTTTTTAAATTGTAAGTGACCATGTCAGATACTTCTCTTCTTTTATTACCTGTAATGTGATCAAACTGTAATGCAAATGGGTTCTCTTTGTAACCACATATTTGACAACCACATTTCATCTTCAGGTAGTCTAGCCACTTTCTTCTGATCTTTCTAAGTCTTGTTGCTCTGTTTCTTCTTTCTTGTTTTGTTTTATGAAACTGATCAGGTGATCTCCAATCTTCTCCACCTTTAGACTTCGCATTGTACGACCAAAACACACGACCATCTACACCAATGTCACCATGTTTGTACGTCAATAGTACACTCCTCTTTGCACATCTATCTGAGCATTGATCATACCATGCCATCCATTTATCTTGTTTTTAGATATGCAGATGTGCCGCACTATGTTATCTACTTCGCTTGATCCTGTCTTACCAATACCTATGATTGCATCAGCTTCACCAGCCTTACCTGTTCTAGAGTTGTCAAGCATAGAGTAGTCAATGAACTGTCGATCATGTGCATCATAACTTGCCTGACTAACTGCCCATATAAGTAGTTGATTTCGCTTGGCAATTTCTCTTGCAGTAACGTAGGTCTCTTTCAATCTTTCATCACCACGATTGTACTGACCACCAACACGGAACTTATCTAGCTGATCACAGAACATTATGTCAGGCTTATTTAGTTTTGCATAGTCATCCATCTCCTCTACAGATGTGCCAACTGAATCCATAATTGTTAGATAGGGTTCTATCTCAAAGTGATACCTTTCAAGTAGCTGATCTTTTTGCATCACCATCTCTTCTCTAGTCAACTCAAAATAAGATTGAATGATACGTAGCTTGATACGTTGGGCAGGCTCTTCGTTTGCCCAATAAGTAACTTTGAATTTTTGTTTGATGTAAGATGATGCAAGGAAACAACAAAAGGTAGTCTTACCTACTTCAGGTCTAGCAAATATTATCCCTAAATTACCCTTATCCATTCCTTTAAGTTTTTCTTGGATAAGGTTGAATTGAAAAGGGAAATCTGTTTCTCCTGCTTCTTCTTCAAGTAGTTGAGACAGATCACTTTCTACTATGTTGTAAGTAGTTTTGTCACTCATGCGGCCATCTTCTACGGCATCAATAAGTCTTCTCAATTCACCGAACTCTTCGTTCTCACCTGTGAATATCTCAAGTGCTTTCTCTCCTATCTGCCTTGCTCTATCTCTGAGCCACAGATTGTTGACCAAGTCTAGATGCAACTCATCATTATCTGTAGGCGTATCATCAAGTTCAGCTATGATCTCCTGTACCCTGTTCCTAGCTGAGTCAGGCATGGCAGGATTTCTGTCATTGAATATTCCTGCAAGTTCAGACTTAGTTAAGGTCTTAGAGTATTTAGTGTGGGAATATACTATTGTGTCAAAGATATCTTTTAGTTCCCTATCAAACATATCTCTATCTATTTTGTTCTTTACCTTTGCAAAGAAATCAACATCTAAACAAAATCCTAAGACTTGTTTATCTACTGATATGATTGTTGATGAAGTCATCTCTCTCCTCTTTCTCCATATTCTTCAGGTCTTTCTTTAGTACAACTAATTTTGTCTGTACATAATTAGACAGATGCCTGACAATGTCAACTGCTTTTCTAGTTGCATCTCTGTCCAAAGCTACAAAAATTTTTTTATAATTTTGAATTACTTGTATGTGATTGTCCAGCAATGATGTTCCCATCAATGCCATGCCTGTTACAAGATTAGATACGCTACATGCTGAAGGACAGTCCTCTACTAAAAAAATAATATCAGCCAAACCACAAACAAAAGGTTGTTTGCTTACACCGTAGCGTAACCACTTAGGCTTGTTATCAGATAAACTTCGACCTGTTGCGTCAACAACCTTGTCGCCATTCTTAACTAGATAGACTACCCTGTCTCTTTGAAAATCATACCGTATGTCAGCTAATCCACCTAGATAAGCATCGTAGGATTGTACTTGCTTGACATAATTTTCAGCGTTGATGTTTCTAGATAAAGATACAAATGTGTCAGGTATAACAAAATCTATATCAGCTTCTTCTTGTTTTGTTTCTCTTTTAACAAACGCCTGACTTGAGTTGTTTTTTGTCAGGCTAATACCTGTGCCACCTTTGACATTGCAATCAGCATGAAAACAATACCACAATCTTTCAAAGCCATTATCACTTACACTAAATGTGTTAGGCTTGCCACATACAGGGCAATCAGACCTATAACGCCCATAAGCAGGTATGGAAAGGGATTCAACATAACTTTTTAACCACTTCATAAATTTATACCATTGGATTGTAACATCCGTAAAATAATAAATATCACAATCAATGCTAATATATGTTTATTTAATCTACTCATTTGTTGGTAGCATCTCTATACTGTTTAGTATTCACAGTATATAGTTGTGCTAATTTATCTAGTTCAAAGTTGTGCTTAAGTAACTTACGAGACTTTGCTACACAGATAGGCATCCATGTCAGGTAGTCTCGCTGATTACCTAGTTTAACTTGTTCTTTGTCTACTAAACCTAAACGTACTGCAGATAGCTTTGCCCATAATACATGGTGCTTATCATAGGTACGTTGAGTAATATCAGTTCTTATCTCTTCCATCATCTGCTATCCTTAAATCTTCTAAGTATAGTTTTATTGCATTTCGGATAAGATCAGCTACGCTTACTTGTGTTGCATACCTATCTGTTTCCCTAGTAGCAAATTTCTCTAGTTCATTGTAATCTGCCTTTGAAACTGTCAGATTGTAACTCTTAGTTTCTTCAGGTATCTTATGTGGTCTACTCATATTATCTCCAATCTACCTCGTGGGGTGTATCTCCCAAAGGGATAATTGCGTATACCACGAGATGTAATTTTGCGTCAAGAAAAAAAATAAAAAAAAATAATTTGACAGATGTTTTTAGTTAGGTGTATAAGAAACCCTGATCATAAATATAGGAGATAAGATATGATTTATTTAGAGTTATTCTCAGGTGGTAGTGTAGCTAGGCAATCTGTAAAAGAGTTAGGTTTGCCTGTCACTAAATGGTATTCATCAGAGATCAATAAGTATGCTATTCAGATAGCTAACGATAACCATGATGATCTTATTCATCTAGGTAGTGTTGAAGGCGTATTAGATAAGCTAGTTACACACAAAGACATTGATGTTATTTTTTGTGGATCGCCTTGTCAGGGATTTTCGGTGGCAGGAAAACAATTAAATTTTGAACACGAACAATCCAAATTGTTTTTCACATTCCTCGACATCTATAAGGCTATCTATACTGCCAATCCAAATGTCAAACTACTTTTTGAAAATGTCAAAATGAAAAAAGAATGGGAACAGATTATCCTATCTAAACTACAAGAGATAAATCCAAAACTAAAACTACATATCATTGATAGTGCTTTGGTATCTGCTCAACGTAGAGTTCGCATGTATATTACTGATCTAGAGTTTGATATGCCTGAAGATAGAGGTATCGTACTTAAAGATATTATCGAGTGTGGTTGTGTAGATAGAAACAAGTCATACTGTCTAGATGCAAACTATTGGAAAGGTGGTAACTTGAAGATGTACTTTGAGAAATCAAGAAGACAGTTGGTATTTGGAGATGGTTGTCATCAGGTAGGAGTAGCTGATCTTAAAGGTTATGACATTATCAAGAGAGTGTATTCCATTCATGGTAAATGCCCCACTTTAACTACCATGCAAGGTGGACACAGAGAACCTAAGATACTTTGCAACTCTGCATCAATCACAGGTAGAAGACTAGATAGTAATGGTGTTCGTAAGGATGATGATACTAGTCTACCTATAGTTCAAACATTAGAGGTATCGGACTCAGGTAAATCAAGATGCTTATCTACCTTAACTAAAGACACGGTAGTTTCGCCTTTGCCCAAAGGTAGATATCCTGATGCTTATGGCGAACACAAACTACATTGGCGAAAGCTAACTGTTAAGGAGTGTTGTAGGTTGCAAACTTTACCTGATGATTACTGTAAGTCTGTTAGTAACTCTCAAGGTTATAAGATGCTTGGTAATGGTTGGAACAATGAAACTATTAAGTGTATCTTAAAAGGTTTGACAACTAAAAATAAATTTGGTAGGGAATTAGCCTGAAAGAAAATGTACGAAACTATGGAGAGATCGTGATGATAACAAGTTTTAAAGTTTATAGTGATGATGCAGATGAAAAAAGAGTTTTATGTGCAGATAATCTCGATAAAGTATTAGAAATATTAGAAAATAATGGCTATATAGTAGAAGTAAAAAGACATGGAAATCTTGTAAATGAGAAAAAAAATCTCACAGAAAAATATGTAAGTGATCTGTATTGGGAATATGATAGAATGTCTAGTTCAGGTCAAGAAACATTAGATAAACTAGCTACTTTGTATGGTATCGAAACTAATGCACAATTAGAAGAAAGACTAGCTAAAATGTCAGAAGAAGAAATGAAACAAGCGTTGGAGAAATCGTGATGACACAATATTATTCTAGAAGTAAAGGCAAGTTTATCGACATAGCTAACATGCCTGATCAATATGTAAGAAATGCTTTTGTCAAGATGTGTAGCGAGGAATCAAGGTGGAAGAAACTCGCAGAAGATAACTTTATCGCAAGTGTAGATGATCTAGAGAAGAATGAGATCATGGTAAATAGTCTAACTAAAGAAAGAGATGACTTAATTAAGGAGAGAGATAAGTTAAACCAACACGTATTGGATATGGTGTCAAAAAACGTTTACAATATCATGTGGGATAATTGTCAACGCCTTGAAAAACAACTCAAAGAAAAGGATGAAAAAATATCATCCTTAAAAGGGAAATTTGATTATTGGCACAAAGCATACAATAACGTCACTAGCGTCAAGGGAGATAGGTATGTGTTTAGCGAGATACCTAACGACAGTAACGGCAGAAAATTTGTCAGCCTATTGAGGGAATATTTGAATAATGTCAGCTATAAACTCAGGGTTCGTGGTCAGTATCTCAATGATGAAACTAAGAAGAATGAGGGTTGGAAAAGATATAGTTATGGTCAGCCAATCGAGAAATCCAAATGTCTTAGAGTTTATCTAGATATCAATAAAGATGTTGACTAGGTAGTTTATCTGTAGTAATTGTTTGTTTCATTTTAATTTTAGGAGATAAGAAATGAGCAGAGAACATTTCCACGAAAGTCAAATCGAAGACAGAGTAAATGAGCTTATGGAAAAGGGCATGTCAGATGAAGATGCTATCCAACAAGCTGAAAGCGAATATGATGGTCAAGTTAATCTAGTTGAAGAGAAAGCACTTGAGCTACATAACAAGGAAAAACAATTAGAGTTCTATCTAGATCAGCTTAGATCAGGTGTTTATCCAAGCGAGATAGTTTTAACTAAAGTCTTAGATAAGTTAAAAAAGCATCATAAAGATGAAAATGAAATTCGTTCTACTAGACGATTTTGTTTTGAGTTAATTAATCTAATTGATGAAACTCTTTTGGAGGTTTGGAATGCCGAGTGAAATTTATCAATGTTTTAGGTGTAAGTCTGTCTTACATGAGTATGAACTAATGAAAACTGAGGATGGAAAAGATTGTCCATTTTGTTGCTCAGATAATCTAGTTAACGTAGATGATCTACCTGAAGATAGAGGAGATAGATAATGAATAAGATTGCTCGTATCCATGTGAACCAACATGTAATCAAAGCCAATGCAAAGAATGGCGAAAACAATCCTGTCTTTACAATCAAACAAGGTGGCAAGAATATCTATGCACATAATGTCAAGGTCAATGGCGAGATGGAGTTAGTCTACTCGCCTGATAAACCACTTAGTTGTGGTGCTAAGGTTTGGATAGAAACTCGTGGCGATATTACAGTTGATGGTAAAAAAATGTCAACTCTATCTTCAAATGATACCAAGTTTAAGTTCACTCCTGTAGTTATAAATGTTCCTAAAAACATTTCTGCTAAAGGTTTAGAAAAAGTTGATTTTGAATTTCTAAGAAAGAAACAAAGGCAGATAAAAAATAAAAAAGAATTTCTTGCTATTTAATCTAGATAGTTTAGAAATAAATTAGCTACTAATTCAGGTAGCGTAACCAAAAGGCTTTTAGCCTAGAAAGAGAAAAAATTATGGATAGCATAATAACAAATCAAGAAACAAACTTGAAATCAAATACAATTCACGAACACAACAATCCTTTTGATGTTTCATTATTTTCAGATAATGCAAAGATAAAAAGAATAGATCTATTTGCTTATGATGAAGATGAAAATGGAATTGGTAATCAAGTTAAGCTTGAAAGATATTCAGGTTTGTACAATGAAAGTTTAGGTCAGGTTTTACAATCTAGACCAATAGCAGATACTTACAAACTTGTACCTCATCAAGATTTGTTTTCTTTACAAGCTGATATTCTAGATAAAACAGATTTACCTAAGCAGAATATTAGAGTTGTAGATAAGCTTATCAACGGTGGCTTACAAGCTCAAAGAACTATCTATTATGATGATCTTTCTATTCCTGTTTCAAATTCAAAAGATATTGTTAAGGCTAGAATAGATGTATTTAATTCTGTTGATACTTCTTGGGCGTTCCAAGTTTTCTCAGGAGCATATAGAAACTTATGTAGAAATACTTTGGTGTTTGGTGGAGAAAAATCTTATCATCAAAAGAAGAAACATACGTTAAATTTGTCGCCATCTGCAATGATCCAAAAATCAGGCTTAGGTTTATCTATGTGGCATCATCAAAAAGATTTGATGTTAAATTGGAGAAAGATACAAGTAACAGATCAACAATTTGCTGATATGTTAAAACAAACTATCTGTCTTAAGAAAACCAAATCTGCTGAAGTTGGTGTTAATCCTGTAAATGAAACTAAGCTAAATTACTTGCTTGGTTTATTTGATGAAGAGAAAAAGGAATTAGGTTCTACTCTTTGGGGTTGTTATAATGCTCTTACACATTGGTCAACGCATACTGATCATAAGGTAGAAAGATTTAATCCTGAAACTCTCAAAGTTGAAACTATCAATGGTGGCAGAACTAATGCTAACAAACCAAATGTAGAAAGACAGAGAGCAGATGTAGTCAGAGAATTATTGACATCAGACGCATGGCAAAATTTAGAAATGGCTAACGCTTAATGGGTGAATTTCTAGCAAACGTATCTCGTATAATGGTCATCTTATTGGTGATCATTATTTTGGCTTTAATATTTTAATAGGAGAAAATATGTCTATTGATAAATCAAAAATCATTGAATGTTGTATCTGTAAAAAAGATATTGAACCTAAGTTTTTAGGCAATGATAAAGATGGTAATACTGTTTATTGGTATGGTGGTAATAATGCTGAACCTATCCATAATGGGTATTGTTGTGATCCTTGTAACCAAATCGTACTTGCTGAAAGAATGGCTAGTATCAGAATTGCACAATGGGAGGAAAAACAATGAGAAGACAACATCTAACTAAAATGTCAACATTGCTTGAAACATTGGAAATTGTATCTAAGAATGCTAAGAATAAAGGTCATAGATCAGGGCATAGATGCCACGAACTTGCCAAACAATTAGCAGATCAATTTGATGTTTTTGTACCTACTTTAGATAGTATTATTACTAATAAAGAAAACAAAAATAATCCTACTTTAATCAAAGGTAATCAACCAATGACTAAAGGAGAGTTTAGTATATATCAGGTAATCAGGAAGAATGATTATATCAAAGTTATTGATGTATACGCATCAACAGATATAAAAATGTCAATATATACTGTTAGGCAATATGTACATTGTTTAAAGCAGAAAGGTTATATTCAATCTGTTAATGTTAAAGGTAAACATTACAAATTATATAAAGCTTATCCTTTAAATTTTAATACGATGGATAGAAACTTGGTTAATAAATTAACTAGTTGACATTAAAAAAAATCTAAGACTATAATTGAACCACTCAAGTAATCGCTTGGGTGGTTTTTTTTAAAACCTTAATTTAAGTAGAAAAGGAAGTTCAAAAATGAAAACAGAAACATACTTAATTAGACATGAATATGACGAGAACCAAAAAGAAATTATTTCTAAACCTTGTAAGGTTGAAATGCGTTGGAAGATTTACGACAGTTTCGCTTGTTTGGAAATAATCGGTTTTGAGAAAGACAGAGAAACAATAAAGCACTTGTTGTACTGTCATAAAGACCAAACAATAAACATTTTAAATACAATTAACGAGCAAGTACAATATGAAGACGATTTAGAACCTTGCAAGAAAGATAGGTTTTACTTCAATGAAAATATTGGTGTTCAATGGGGTTTACACGGTCAATTAGACTTAGAAGACTTAATTGAAAATAAGAAAGGTAATTAAAATGGCTTACTTTTTTAAATGTACTATTTGCAAATATAAAGAAATCTTTGGAGATACTTTTAAAATGCCTTTGGAAGTATTAGAGGGAGAGCTACAAGATTATGAAAGTGTTATTTGTGATAGTTGTGCTACCAAACAGAAGAAACTTAAAGGCAATCAAATTATAATTCAGAAAGGAACTAACAATGCAAACATTTAATTTAAGTTTGGAAAACATGCCACACAGAGAAAAGAAACTTCTTAATATTGCTAAGGTTGAAAACATGCGTTCACCTAGAAGTAATAAAGAAGTAGCAAATCAATATGTTATTACTTTGCAGAATGGCATAGAAGTATTTCAAAGTTATAATTCAATAATATGTGTTAAAGCTGATGGCGAAACATATTTAGATTATGATAATTGGAATTACTCAAATACTACTTCAAGGTATAGAAAGTTATTCTTGAATGAAGACACCAAAACGACACAAGATAAAATTAATCGTGGTGTTTATGGTTGTGTAAGACTAAATAAATAACTTAAACTTTCTTCCCCTGAAAACCTCATAGATTAGTTTCTATGGGGTTTTTTACTTTAAGGCTTAATATATATGTAATTGATTGTTATTGTTATGTATTCGCTTGTTATGGCGTTTGGGTATTCATTCGCAATATAACGAGCAGTAAACACCTTTTAGGCTTACATTGTACAACTAAAAAATATCATCCAAGTTAAAAAGAGATACACATGACGAGAAAAGACCGAGCCAACACAGATGAAAACTAACTTTGCCTAGTTGGGTGTTATATTATCCTATGGTATTGATCAAAGATAAATTTTGCGAAAATAGGGGTGCTAAGGGTCATGGGGGCCCCCCACGTATACGTTAGCAAAGTCGCCATATTTTTATGTAAATGAGTTACTTGTACAGTCTATTTGCATCCTTTTAGGATACCCTGTGTGTATAGGTGTATTTCCCCGGAGGTGTTACTCCGATTATATCCATCATACCGAAAAAGTCAAGACATTTGTGCCTAAAAATTTTTTTATTTGACATATTTGTATTATATCCGTATAATTTCTGTATCAAGACCAGTTTCGAGCAGCAGCAACCACATTGAATCTCGTGCTTTGGCTCAAGCTGAACGGTTCTTGGTACAATCTAACAGGAATTTTAACCATGTATGAAGCATTTGTACTCGTATGCTTAATAGGAAAACCAATATCAGACGAATATTGTAACCAATTAGCAGATATAAGAGGTCCATACATGACACATGATCAGTGTTTAGCACGAGTATACGAAATTCAAAGGGATTTACCTGTGTATAAGCCTGATATGGAAGCAAGAGCATACCGTTGTGACAAATTTACTCCCAAAAACAAAGAGTTCACGTGAAATATCACCCCAACAAGAGCAATTTCTAACTAATTTATTTGAAAATGGTGGAAATGTTACTGATGCAGCACTTGCAGCAGGCTATTCTAAGGGTAGTGTTACGTGGTTGAAGAACAGTTTAGCCGATGAAATAATAAATCGGACAAAAAACGTACTATCCATGAACGCATTTAAGGCTGCTACACGGTTAGTAAGCACAATAGACAATCCTGTACCTGAAAGAGGAGACGATTTACGCTTTAGGGCTGCAGAATCGCTCTTAAATAGGGTTGGTCTAGGAAAACAAGAGACAACTAATGTAAATGTACAGGCAGTACACGGAATAGTTTTACTGCCACCAAAGAAAGAGGTAGTTATAGATGGCTAATGAATTATTTAAAGTGTTAAACTTTATAAATGCTCTGACATCAGACAGTCAGATGGGCAAAGCTCTTGATGATAAGATAAAAGGTATGATGAAATCTCTTACTCCGTCTGAAAAGAAACAAGCTAAAGATGCTTTGAAAGATAAAAAGAATGAAGATAACGGTATGAGATACGGTGGCAAGGCATCTAAAGTATATACAAAAGGTTCAGGTACACGTAAAGTAAATAATTAGGAGAAGACAGTGGCTAAAAAAAAGAATAAGATGTATTCAAATGATCCTGAAGCAGTGATACCTCAACGTAAAAAGAATTATGAAAAAGCAAAACTAAAAAGAGATAAACTTGTTAGCGAAGTATCACGAGCAGGTGGCTATGCCATAGCAGCTTTAGGTGCTTTGGGTTTAGGAACAGCATATAAAGCCATTAAAGATGATAAAAAAGTTTATAGTGATAAGAAAAGATATCGACAACCACGTAAAGTTGATCTCGATAGAATAAGAAAGCCGAATTTGTTTGACTGAAGCCACCACACCGAAGCGTGGTCGCCCAAAGAAAGACCCTAACGCACCGAAGCAAAGATATTTTCTGTCCAGAGCCGAACAAGCTAGACGACAGACACAGAAGAGATTACGTGACGCAAAAAAGCGTGCAGATAAAATAACTAAGGTAGCAGAAAGTAAAAGAAGATATGCCAGAAAGCTTGAAGAGAAAGTTGGTAAGGTTGAGAAAGCTCTTAAGGGGGATGCAACTACCATTGTCGATGCAGGGGATTTATCTAGCCTTCCTCCACCTGTACAAGAAATCGTTGGAAATCGTGAAGTGGTGTTTCAACCGAATGAAGGACCTCAAGAAGAGTTTCTATCGGCTAGTGAAAGAGATGTCCTCTATGGAGGTGCGGCAGGTGGGGGAAAAAGTTTTGCACTTCTCGCAGACCCCCTTCGGTATTGCACTAATAGCAATCATCGTGGGCTTCTTCTTAGGCGTACTCTGGATGAGCTAACAGAACTTATTGACAAATCACGCCAACTGTACCCCAAAGCGTTTCCCGGTGCAAAATTTAGAGAGTCAAAGTCAACGTGGCATTTTCCATCTGGAGCAACAATCTGGTTCACTTATCTAGACAAAGACAAAGATGTAACTCGATTTCAAGGACAAGCTTTCAACTGGATAGGTATAGACGAGATAACCCAATATCCAACACCTTACGTGTGGGATTATCTAAGATCAAGACTAAGAAGCACAGATCCAGAACTACAACAAAGTTTGTATATGAGGTGTACTGCTAACCCCGGAGGAATCGGAGGGTGGTGGATTAAAAAGATGTACATCGATGTAGGAGAACACAATAAACCGTTTCCTGCAGCAGATGTCGAAACAGGTAAACCATTCATGTGGCCGCAAGGACACGAAAAGGAAGGTCAACCTCTGTTCTATCGTAGGTTCATTCCTGCGAGATTGACAGACAATCCGTTCCTCATGGCAGATGGACAATATGAAGCTATGCTTCGTTCACTACCAGAGATAGAACGGAAAAGATTACTTGATGGGGATTGGGATGTAGCCGATGGTGCAGCTTTCCCAGAATTTAATAGGGCAAAACATGTTGTGGAAAGCTTCGAATTACCAACCAATTGGCCCCGTATCAGGGCGGCTGACTATGGGTATGCGAGTCCTTCTTGCGTTTTATGGGGTGCTATTGATTGGGATAACAATATCTGGATTTATCGTGAATTATACGTAAAACAGTTGACAGCAGAACAATTAGCTGATAAAATACTAGAAGCAGAGCAACTTGACCCTCTACCCCACTATACAGTATTAGACTCTTCCTGTTGGAATAAAACAGGTTTTGGTCCTTCCATAGCAGAAACAATGATGAGATGTGGTGTTCGTTGGATTCCATCTGATCGTAACAGAATACAAGGTAAGATGGAAATACATCGTAGGCTTGCAGATGATCCGAGAACAAACGAACCGAGACTACGAGTGTTTTCTAATTGTAGCAACACTATCAAGCAATTGGCAGCAATTCCTCTTTCCAAAACTAATAGCGAAGACGTAGATACTAAGGCAGAAGATCACGCATACGATGCTCTGAGATATATGCTAATGACAAGAATGACAGGATATGCAGCAATTCATCAAACGCTTAATGGTATTAAGGCTCAGGTCTATCAAGTACAAAATGAAACATTTGGATACTGATAAATGGATTTAGAATTATTTATAGAAAAAGTAGATGACGGCACACTAACTGTTGGTGAAGCTTTTGAGTTTGTTGAAAACAATCCCGGATCAAGCAAAGGTCAAAAAGATAAAGCAGGAAAGTTAAGAAGAAACTTACCATTCTCTATGGATAAACCATACTTTGAAGTTTATCAAACAGAGGAGTTTATAAATTCTGTTCAAGGTCCAGTAAACAGATTTAGAGATTTTAGTAGTTTTGAGTCAGGATTACAAAAAGGATTACTTAGAACTGAAACTTTTAAAGATAAAGATTACAAACTACTATCAAGAAGCACTGGAATTGCAGCTAAAACAAAAGAAGGTGCAGGAGTACAAGACAGAACATTAAAGCCGATGAGAGGTACTATATACTCAACGGATTTAGATGAAATGTACCACAGACATTTACAAAATGATAGTTATCCTGTACTAAATAAAGATGGCGAACCAGCAATTGACAAAAAAACAAACGCACCCAAAAGAGTTTTTATAAGTCAAGATACCAAAGATTACATGGTATATGAAAAAGCTACTGGACAAAGATTAGAAAGTAATATCGGAAAAGATGGAATTAAAATATCTGATGTTACAGTTACTAATAGACCAGATGGCAGTGTGATTGTTGAAATAGCAGAGAAAAAGACTGCTACAAAATTTAGACCGAGAATAAAATACGAAGGTGAGTTTGCATTATTTTTAAAACACTTGCACACTAAAGCAGTAGCAAGAGCAAAAGGAGCAGATTTAAAAACAGTTGATCTTTTCAACACCACTCCTGATAAAGTAAATGGAGTTTGGAATCATTATTTTAGACCTGAACTTGAAGCTAGATTTCCTACACAATTACCACAAGGAGAAAAAGCTACACCTAAAGTTATCAGAAAGATATTAGCAAGAATCTTAGAAGATGAATTTGAGGTTGATACAAATTTAGTTGACTCTTGGATAGGTCACGCAGGAGGACAAGATGAAGCATCTTCTCGTCTTTCTGCAAAAGCATATGCAGGTGTTGTATCAGACAAGCGAATTGGACCCCTCATAAATAACATCATTCGTAATGATGCTTTTAACACTGGAACATCAGTCAATGATCTCTTTACACAAAGAGGAGTAAGCGTTCCTGAATTTAATGGCGATTTCACGTACCCTGCTAACAAAGAACCTTTCTTGTATAGTTCAGATACAAACGTAATACCTAAAAAACAAAGACGAACTAAACAAGAAATAGCAACTGCAAATCAAATATCAGCAACAAAACAAAAAAAATCACGATTAGAAGAATTAGAATACGACAAACAAATACTTGAACAAGAAGCTATAGTTCAAAAGAAAGCTTTAGAAGTTGCAGACCAAGAACCAGCAGTAACAAAAAAGATAGCAGAAGGTAAGGCTGCTCAAAAGAAAGCTCAACTAGAAGCAGATATCGCAGCAGGATTAAAATCTGCACCTAAAAAATCAGCAAAAGGTGGCATTGATTTGGGCGAAGTATTTAGTTCAGAAGAGTGGAAAGATTTAACAAAAGGTCTTAAAACTCTTATAGTAGGTACTACTGCTGCTGGTATAATCAGTGAAGCTAGAGCAGATTTTCTAAAGTATAAACAACGTGGGTACAGTGATATTGGTGCAGGATTAGGTGCAGGTGCAGAAACAGCAAGAGATTTAGCTGTTGATGTAGTCACAGGAATGAACCCACTAAAAATAGCTACAGATTTTTCATTACAATCAAGTCCTGCAGGTCAAGGATCAGACATGGAAGCAGGAGGAGAATATAGAACCGTATCCGAAGATGAATATGCAAACATGACATCTATGGGATTAGAAACTTCTAAACAAGACATGGCTACGACTAGTCCAATGAATTACGCAATGGATCAGCAAATGAGTGATCTACTACGTAAAGATGTTCCTGATCCACTAAGAATACCTATTGATAGTGGAACAGTAACAATGCCTGATGGTTCAACAAGACCATTTGGTCCTAACATATAATGGTATAGGAGACAAAAATGCCAGACAAAAATTATAACTTTGGTGCTGCATACATAATGGGCAGTGACAAAACTTCAGTTGATGACCCAATGGGATCAAATCAATTAAATAGAGAAGGAATGGACTTTGATATGACTAACACTGGTAACAATGAGTTACAGGTAGCCATGCCAAAGAAGCAGTCAAAGCCGACTGTTGAAGCTTCTCTTTTTGCAATGGCAGACGACAAAAACTACTTTAGCTAGGATTTATCAATGGCTGATAACTTTTTAAACTCAGATGAAGAGTCTGATTCTCCTATTTCTATGTCCAATGCGGCAGAGATTATGCCCGGACTTGCAGGGTATGTAAAGAGTAGGTTTGAAGACTCTGAAAACGGTAGGCGTTCCCATGAACATAGATGGCTACAAGCCTATAAAAACTTTCGTGGCATTTATGATTCTACTACACAATACCGTGATTCTGAAAGATCAAGAGTATTTGTCAGAATAACTAAAACTAAAGTTCTTGCAGCATATGGACAAATTGTTGATATATTATTTGCCAACAAAAAATTTCCTATTGTTGTAGAAGATACACCTGTTCCAGAGGGTATAGCAAAGTTTGCCCACTTAGAAACTCCTGCAGATCAAGTATCGCCACCACCACAAGACCAATATGGTTATGCAGGTGATGGTATGGAATTAGCTCCGGGAGCAACACGAGCAACTCCAACTATGGATTTCTTGGGGGGTATGGCAAATAAATTTGCAAATGCACCACTTGTTGAAGGACCTGCGAAAGTAGGAGAACCTCAGATAAGTCCGTCAGGTGAAGCTGCACGTAAGATGGAACAGATGATACATGATCAGTTACTTGATAGTAATGCAGTCAATGTTTTTCGTCACGCTATATTTGAAGCATCTCTTCTTGGTACAGGAATAGTTAAAGGACCTTTCAACTTTAACAAGAAAGTACATAAGTGGCAAAGAGATGACAGTGGCAACAGACAGTACATGCCTTACGAAAAAGCAGTGCCAAGAATAGAATCTGTATCCGTATGGGATTTTCATCCTGATCCAGCAGCTACAAGTATAGACGACTGTGAGTATGTGATACAAAGACATCGTATGAATAGACAACAACTTCGTGGTCTTTCACAGCGACCTCACTTTGATATGGAAGCCATAGAAGAGTGTCTTGCAAAAGGTCCTAACTACGAAGACAAGTATTACGAAGACACTATTCGTGAAGATGAAACTGAGCCATATTATCAAGAGAACAGATTTGAAGTTCTTGAGTATTGGGGTGTAATAGATGCTAAGTTTGCCGATGAAGCAGGATTAGAATTACCTACAGGTATTTCAGACTTAGATCAAATACCTGTGAATATATGGGTGTGTGGCACAATTATACTTAGATGTGTTCTTAATCCGTTTACACCATCAAGGATACCTTATCAAGTATTTCCATATGAAGTCAACCCATATCAAATGTGGGGTGTTGGTGTAGCAGAAAACATGGAAGATGCACAGATGCTTATGAATGGTCATGTAAGAATGGCTATTGATAATTTAGCACTCGCAGGTAATCTTGTGTTTGATGTGGATGAAGCAAGTTTAGTTCCCGGACAGAACATGGATATTTTTCCCGGAAAAATATTTAGAAGACAGTCAGGTGTAACAGGAACTGCAATCAACGGTCTTAAGTTTCCAAATACAGCAGGCGAGAATATACAGATGTACCAAATATCTCGTCAACTTGCAGATGAAGAAACAGGTATACCATCAATCATGCACGGACAAACTGGTGTAACAGGCACAGGTCGTACAGCGTCAGGACTATCAATGTTGATGGGTTCTGCAGGTTTGTCTATGAAGACAGTGATAAAGAATATAGATGATTATCTACTTAAACCTATGGGAGAAGCCTACTTTCAATGGAACATGCAGTTTAATGATAGTGCAGAAGACATAGAAGGCGACTTGGAAATTAAACCTCGTGGGGTAGCTGCAGTGATGCAGAAAGAAGTAAGAAGTCAAAGATTAACAGCATTGTTGCAAACAGTTATGAATCCTACCCTCGCACCATTTGTTAAGATACCAAACTTAATGAGAGAGTTAGCTATATCACAAGACATTGATCCAGATAGTTTAGTTAATGATGTAAACGAAGCACAGATTTACGCAGAGATATTGAAAGGAATGCAACAAGATGCTCAACAAGGAACAGGCGGCGAAGGTGGCCCCCCTAGTCAACAATCAACAGATATGGCAGGGTCTGGAGGATTACCTCCTCAACCTAAAGGAACTAACGGTCAAGGGTCTGGCGATGGCACAATCGGAGTCGGAGCTACGCCAACTGCAGGGGAAACTGGTTTTACTGGAAACACTCCTCAATTTGAAGAATAATGTAGAGAAAGTCAAAACTAATAATGGCATTTGAGACTAACAATCCTCAACTAAACTTCTTAATGAAAAGAGCAAGACGAAAAAATGCCGTTAAAAATGCTCTTAAACAAGAAGCTATTGAAGTTGACACTATATCTGAACAGAGGGAATCAGAAAGTGACCAAGAGTCTGATAAGTTAGATATAGGTGGAGTAAGTTCAGCTTCTGGCATAGGAGTAGAACCTGTTGGTGTTTCGAGGTCAATTGAAAAGGCACAAGAAGACATAAACATTGCATCAGCAATGCCGGGAGTAGGAAGTCAACAGACAGCAGGACAGATTGCTTTTGGTATGGAAAAAGCATCAGGCGAAAGAAGTTTTATGGAAACAGACCCTGTGGGAGCAGCAATAACAGGATATTATGACAGTGCTTTAGCTCAGACAGCAGTCAATCTTGCTCCAGCAGTTGCCGCTTACACAGGTAATATTGAAGCAGCTAGAGCGTTAGGTTCAGTGTCAAATATTTTAGGTAGTCCTACGACATCATTAATTACTGGAGTAGTAGGACCTTCAATGCAAGATCCTTATGGTCAGAATGTGGCAATGGGAAGTGGCATGTTAAACACGGTAGCTAGTTCAGTGATGTCCACTCACTATGAGGTTGCAGATAAGATGGCACAAGGGATACCCGGCTACAATCAAGGATATTATCAAGGAAATTTAGTTAGTATTGAACCCGGAATATTTGGTGGAAGAGTAATGACAGGCGTGACTGTTCCAAGTGGTTCAATTAGTGATTTTGAAGAAGCTATAAAACAAGCAGAATTACAAGAAGATGAGGATGCTATTAGTGGATACATGCAAGGTAATCCAGCCGCAATGATGCAGGCAGGTATAACTGCAGATGATTATGGCAGTGCAACTCAAGCAGCTCAAGCAGGTATAGGGTATTCATCCTACGATGCTTTTGGTAATCCAACTGGTGCAGCTCCTGCAGGTTCACAGTACAGTGCGACAGGTACATTTAGCACAGACGATAATAATGATAGTAATGATGATAATTATGGTGGCTACACTGATGATGATTTTAGTGGATTTAGTGATGGTGGAAAGATAGGTATGCAGATGGGTGGTGACCCTGCACAGCAACAGACACCTACTGGCGAGATGGGATTTGTCGGAGGTCCTCCTGATCAATTTACTAAACAACAGACTATAGCCGATGATATACCTAAGACAGTTCCTGAAGGAGCATTTGTAATCAATGCACCTGCTGTAGAGTTTGCAGGCAAAGAAGATATAAAACAAATGTTGGTCGAAGCCTACGAGATAGTGGCTCAAGCAGATACAGATGCTGGAATAGATAGGACTGCCAAAGCTGCTAAGATACCGAGCAAAGAACAAGTTGACATAATGATTTCACGTGGAGAAGTTATTGTACCTCCAGAGATTGCTAAAGTAATTGGATATGACAGACTAGAAAAAATAAATAATCGTGGTAAACGAGAGGTAGCACGTAGACAAGAAGAGTCACAGAAACAAGAAAAACCACAAGCTAGACAGGCATCAGATGGTGGTTTCATAGGTATGCAAGAGGGTGGTAATACTCAATACGTACCTAAAACAGTTCCTAAAGGAACATACTACACTAAAGAAGAAAGAGACAAAGCAGACAGTGTTCTTGGAAAAACTCTTGTTCCGTATAGTGAACGAGAAAAAGGTGTGTATAGAATAGAAGAAGAACTTGAGAAGAGTAGACCTACAAAAATTTCTGCTCCTAGTAGCATTAGAGAAATGCTTAAAAATAATCCTATAACTCCTTTTAATAAGGGGGAAACAGAAACATATAGTGACTCCCCTCTTCCCCCAAAACCCATGACAGAGGAATATAAAAGTGGAGTAAAGTTTGGTGATACAGAAACAGGATTTCAATATTTAACTCAAACTGGAGACAACTTAGGGCGACAAGGTAGAGGGTTTAATGACTTACTTTTAGCAGGTCTTAGAGATAGAAGAACCTTAACTGATTTTGTAAAATTATCTGATTACGGTACTGTGGGCATAGGAGGAGGAGCTGCAGGAGTTTATTTTCCATATTTTAATAAAATTGCAGTTGCGAGAAAAAATCTTCAAATGGCAGGTATAACAACTCCCGGATTATCAGGAGATACAGAGGTACATGAACTTATGCACAAAGGGGCAGATTTATTAGAACAAGATCCTAATTTTGATTGGAATGTATATGCGTTTGGTAATAAATCATTTGGAAAAGTTGACAAATTAGAAAGAGGTAGAGCCGAACACAGATACATACAAGCTGTAGTAAACACAGCCTTTATCAAAAATGAAATTCAAGATAAAACACAAAGTGAAAGATACTATGTAGGTCAGGCGAATAAATATTTAGATTATCTACTTGCTGAAATAGAGGAAGATAAAAAGCAAGGTTTTTCCATATTTGATGAAGAAGATATAGCCGATGCTAAACGAAGATTAGCACAACGAGAAGATAAATTGGAGACTGCTAAAAAAACTGTTATGTTATCTGAAATAACTAGAGTTTATAATTCTTATTTTAATGATGAAGATAGAAAACGTTTTAACGATGCTTTCATACAGTATAATAAAGATGAAACTGCAAAAGAGCAAGGTATTTTATTTGGTGGTAAATTTGAAAACTATGAAAATGGCATAGAAGACTTTATAGAAATCAAAAAGAAAGGTAAACCAAATAAAGCTTTTTTTAGTTCGCAAGTAACAACTGCTGATTTTGATACTGATAGAATACATAATAATTTTAGTTTGCAAGATGTAACTGATCTTTTTGAATTGTCTAATTACATAATGATTAACAATGAAGATACAAAAGCATTTTTATCTCAAATAGAAAGAGCTGCACCTAAGTCTACCAGAAACTTAGATGAAATGTATGTTAGTCCGGGTCAAATAGATAGAGAACCTATGGCAGAAGGTGGTATAAGTTCAGGATTTATTGACTATGATGCACTTAAAAGAAATTATGGAACAACAAACATTGATCAAATTATTCAAAAGAAAGTGGGAGGAGTATTTGGTGTTAGAGAACAAGGAGAAAAAGCTCAAGAAATTGCCTACGATTTTGCAAGAGAAAATGAGTTTATGGATGATGATAAAAGTGAAGATACACTAAGACATATCTTAGGTGGTGGTTTTATGGCAGACGAAAAATTAGGATTTGCTGTATACAACTTAAAAGAAAATCCTTATGTAAACATGATATATGGTGGTCTTAAAGGATTTATCACACAAGGAAACGCTAAAGGATTTACTCTACCAACAGGTGAAGCTCAACAAGAAGCAGAGATAGATTTAAATAATAATGAGTTTGGTAAAGCCTTAAGACAAAAATACCCCAACGAAAAAGAATTTGTCCAACAGGCAAAGAAATATTTATTGGATATGAGAGCAGGAAAAGAAGTAAAACCTGTTAGTGGCTTCAGACCAATGATGAGTCTAGGCACTATCCAATAATAGAATTAATCAGCTACCCACACATGTGGCCCTGATGAACCGAAGCAGCTACCCACAGCCATGTGGCACTGCAATGAATGAGGTAAATAAAATGGCAAAACAAGTAAAAGGTGCGAGAGCAAACAAACCCAATGACTCCTTTGGAGTAATAAATAATCCAAATCTCTATAAAAACAAATACCGAGAGGAAGTTGATAAAGACGATGAGGATGAAGTAGAAGCAAAATCAGAAGACGTTGGCACTCAAGAAGAAGCTACCCAACAAGAAGGTTTTGTAGAAACTAAACAGGAAGAGAATCCTGAACACGATTACAAAAAACGTTATGATGATTTGAAAAAACATTATGATAATAAACTTCAAGAATGGAAAAATGAGAAAGAAGCTTTGAAGACAACTGCAGAACAGATGGATTTAGACCCTTCAATCAAACTTCCTAAGAGTCCAGATGAGCTAGAAGAGTTCAAAGGTAAGTACCCAGACGTGTATGCAGTAGTGCAAACCGTAGCGGCAATGCAAGCTAAAGAACAATCTGAAAGTTTAAAAAAGGAACTTGAAGTTATAAAAGGTCGTGAAAAGGAAATGGAAGTTCAGAGTGCATACAAAGTATTACTTGCCGCACATCCTGATTTTAACGATATTAGGAACAACGAAAAGTTTCTTTTGTGGCTTGATGAACAACCAAAATCTATTTCTGAGGGTATAACTAAGAATAACACTGATAGCAAATGGGCAATCAGAGTTCTTGACCTTTACAAAGCCGACACTGGCTTAAAAACAAAGTCTAACAAATCTAATGCGTCTGCGGCTGAATCAGTTAGAACACCAAGTTCTAGAGAAGTTCCGACTGACAAAAATGCAAACAAAAAGATTTGGAAGATGTCAGACATCGCCAAACTAAAAGCGTGGGAATTTGAGAAATTTGAAAAAGAAATTGATCAAGCACGATTAGAGGGGCGAATAACTCAATAACTAACCTCAAATAGAGGAAGGATAAGAAAATGGCTTTTAATTCAGCTGCAGGGTACGGAAACTTACCGTCAGGTAATTTTGCCCCTGAAATTTTTAGTCAAAAAGTTCTTAAGTTCTTCCGTAGAGCTTCGGTTGCAGAAGATATTACGAATACCGACTATACTGGCGAAATTGAAAACTTTGGCGACACTGTTAACATTATAAAAGAACCAACACTTACTGTGTCAGCGTACACAAGAGGTTCTGTGGTTAACGCACAAGACTTGGCAGACGATCAGATCACACTGACTGTTGACCAAGCAAATGCTTTCGCATTTAAAATAGATGACATCGAAGAAAGACATTCACATGTCAACTTTGAAGCATTGGCAACTTCTTCAGGTGCTTTTGCTCTAAAGAGAAAATTCGATGCCAATGTACTACAGGCTATGTCAGACGGTGCAGGTATTGCAGGTGCTGATGATGCAAGTTTATCAGGTGGTTTAACAACTACTAACTCAGCTTTAGGTACAGCATCTGCTCCTATTAACGTAGAGACAAACGATGCAGGTATCAACCTCATGCTATTAATGGCAAGAGTGCTTGACGACCAATCTGTACCAGAAGAGAATAGATGGTTTGTTGCACCTCCGATCTTCTACGAGAAGATGTTTCAGGCAGGTAATAAGATGGCAGAAGTACAGGTAACTGGCGATGGCTCTTCTAACCTCAGAAACGGACTTGCAACTCCGGGTACACTTGCAGGATTTACATGCTACA